CCAACCACTTGTAATCACTAAATCTCCATCTTGTAGTTCTAGATAAGATTTCATAATTGCGACTGTATCGAATTGAAACGGTCTATCGTGGAATTGTGCTTGTCGTAAGGTTTCTTGAATATGTTGAGCCATCTCTTGCAATCTAGTGTAATTAACTTTAAGCCCTGTTTGAGCATTAAAAATAGCATCATAAGCTTCTTCAATTGTTTTCTTATAGTCATCATAGACTGCTTGAAATTTAGCTTTCGCATCTGCAGACAAGGAATTGAATAACTTTTCAGCTTCTTGTTCCTTTTCTGTCAATTGTTCAACTAATTTCTTAAATTCAGCTACTGTAATATTTGAAGTTTGCCCTACTGCAGCATAGAAACGATCATCTAAAACCTTTAGAACCATATCAACTGTTGATACAGTATTACCTTCTGCGTCAATGAACTTGAAATAAGCTTGTCCCCACACACCTTCAGCATTAAAAGTATTCTCATCAAAATAGACTGTACAGCGTCCTTGTTGTAAGTTATCACTTTTTTGGTCTGCTCTAAAATCCAAATAGTGCCTATGTGCTTGTTGTTTTGGATCCACACCACCAAATAATAACTTCATTCCACGTAAGTCAACTGGATAACTGTTTGACGTCACAAATAACTTGATGTAGTCTTGAGTATCCCCAACACGACCTTTAAACTTATTTGTAATATCTAGCACTTCATTTTGATATCTCAATAAGTCAAAATTAATATACTGATTGTTCGCTACTGCCATTAATTCTCACCACCTTTCAAATATTGTTCACTAACATTATCATGTTTAAACTTCGCTAGTTTATCTAAAATAATTTGAAGTTGTTGATAATACTGATTGAAATTATCCTTATCTAACTCCAGTTTATTATCTAAATAGGCTTCATAAGATACTATTATCAAATTACCCAAATCATCATATTCTTGGTAATCAGACTCATTTAATAGGCTTGCCAGTTTCTTCAAGATGATATTAATTAATCTTGTATTCTCACAAATTTGGTTATACAGCAATCTTGAAAAACTTGTATCTAGTTTCTGAATGATTAAAGCTAATCTAAAATCATTATCCAGATACAAATCATCATTCAACCAACTTAAATGACTATTAACTTTATCTTGAAAGTCCGTCATATTCTTCTGATATACACTTAAAAATTCATGTATATCACCGCTCCAACTAAGCACTAAATATCAACTCCTTAAACTTCTTGCTTGGTTCTGCACTCATATCTACATTTCCAGTAATACCATTTACGCTACCCTTGCTTGTGTATTGATGTAAGTCATATGGATGTGTGGGTTTTAAACTATTAGCCAATGTTCCGTCGTTTTGTCCGTAACTTGGTATCCAGATTGCTCCAGGACGTGCTACATTCAAATTGAACTTATCGTACAAATGATTAGCAATATACAGAACTATCTTATTATCTGGCACACCTAAAGCATTGAGTTGCGACATATAAGCCTCTACTCCAGCTCTCATCTGGGTAATATCTCCACTCATTTCAATGCTCTCAACATCAATCGCATAAAAAATAGGCTGTTGCTTGCCTACGACAACCTTTTGAGTTCGATTATAAAAATCTCTAGCTTCCTGTTGAGCGTCTGATGTAGATGTAGCAGCAAAATATGCATATACTGCATACTTTCCGCCAGCTGAAATACATTGTTGCAAATTCTCCATGTACTTCAAATCTTGGTGAGCTGAGCCATGTTGAACTCTGATAATGCTTAAAGTGACATCATCAGCAATTACCTTATTCCAATCAATTACACCTTGCCATTCTGATACATCAATAATCTTACCAATGTGTTGTGGTTTAGGTGTATCTGGATTTGTCTTATCATCAAAAAGTGCATTCTCAATTACTATAATTCTGCTATTTAATCTCTGCAAAGCTTGTGTTAATTTTTCTATCCATTCCCAAATATTCATAACCTAACCTCCAACAAAATCATTTAGCCATGTTTGCAACTGTTGATTTCCACCGTATTCATTAAAACTAGAGTTACCAGAATTAATAACATTATTTGTAGCAACTTTAAGATTATTCATAGCTTTACGAAATTGTCTTTGCCTTGAGTTTTGATAATCAAGAATATTTTGAACGTTAGAGTTTAATGTAATTGATGTTGGATTATCAACTGGATACGAATACGGATACCAAGTGAAACCAGTCAAAGTAAAATTCGTTGATATATCTTGTGATTTAATCATGACATGAATAACATCTCCTGCTATTGGTTTGATATCAGTAGTAGTTGTTACATCAATAGACAATGACGGTTCTGGTTGTAGTTTCGTTTTAACGTACTCAATCATTGCATTCTTATCCTTGAATCTACCATCTTCAATTGGCTCTGCTGGATGCTCGCCATATTTCTTGATAGATTCTTCATCACGATACATAAACGGTGCAAAATAATAGTATTCTTGTGTATTTGAGTTTGAATTAGTTTCTGATGATGTTTCAGTATCAGTATCACTAGGACCGTTTTTAATTAATTCTAGTGGGTCTAGCCAAGTACCATCGTTGGTAAACGACTTGCCAACAGCAACGTTGAAATCTGCCTTGGTTACTCCAACATGTAAATGACTTGTATCACGATAACCAATAACATCACCGACTTTAACCGTATCTCCTACATTGACTATGATATTACTAGGACTTGAAAATGCTTCCTGATAAACTATGTTGTAGCCATCATCAGAATGTACAACAACATAATTTCTTAAGCCACCCATGTAGGACTTGATTGTAACTTTTCCACCATGAATAGCATGAACTTCACGTCCTGGATGATCCACAGAACCAAAATCTAAGCCATCATGAAAACCATTCTGACGATATCCACCATCGTTACCAAATCTTTGAGCTTGCATAAAAGTTCCTTCTCCCACACTAGGAAAAGGCCAACCCCAACCACCGCTTGTTGTAGTAGTTGTTGTGGTAGTAGTCGTTTCTGTAGTGGTTTCAACAGAATATTTGCCACCAATACAATAGACCATATTAGTTAATGATGTTGAATCAGTACCAAATTTAATCTCACTTGCATTATTCAAGTAATCTATTCTATTACCACGATTTAGGTTAAACTTATCTGCTGAATATACCATAATTTTTCGATTATCTGGATATATAATTGCATTATTCCAAGTATCAGAAATCTTAGATAACATATCAGCCCCAGTTCCGTCTTTTAGTTCTTCTAATTCTTTTTTCTCAAAACTACCAATCACTTCATAGGTAAAACCAAGATTATTATCTTTCAACCAATGGTCTAACACATCTTGAATTGAATAAGTTACTTGATTTTGATTATCCTGCTGTGTTTCATCAGTGGTTTTAGTTGTTATTTTAGTTGTTGTATTACCTTCTGTTTTCTCGTTTGTGTCTGTTTTAGTATTATCGCTATCATCAGATTTAGTAGAATCAGTTTTTAGAACTTTAACATCCGTTTGCTTATCCTTGTCTATCGGGTCAATGTAATCCTTATATTTTCTAATTTTTTGAACTTCAAAATAAACGTGAGTGGCTGTTACTTGAACACTATCTAATCCACTAGATGAGTCATCAGCAACTTGTTTAATAATATATTCTTGATTATCCAAAAAAATAGAAGCTTCGCTTTCCAACATTTGATAAGCTAAACTTCCGTCATTATATGCAGTTAATTGTAAGCTCCAAGTCTGATTTACTTCCCACTGAATTTGTAGAGACTTAGGGTCAAATAAATTCAAGGGTTCTTTTTCAGCACGATTAACTCCTTGAACTAAAATCTTACCTTGAAACATCAGATATAAATAAATGGAAAACTGAACGTGATATCGTTGCTATTCGTGCCACTAACAATAATATCATTCCATCCAGTATTTAACACAAGATGACCGTAATCTGTATTAACTGTTGCTGGGTTACCATTAACAGTTGTTACGATTCCATCTAATAAAACAGTTTCACTATCATTAGATGATTTATTGTAACTCCAGCTAGTTCCATTAGTTGTATTAGTGATTTTTAAAGAACTGCCACTAAACTTACTGATGATTTTTAAATCGTGTTTGCCAAGATAAGGGTCAATTGGTATATCACTAGGGTTATAAACTCTAAAGGATTTATCAGTAAAATGATATTCTGGATAAATATCATCTAACAAATACATACCATATTGAACCTTGGATAATTCATCACTTCTATCAATCGAATAACGATATCCACTAGGGTTGTCAAAATTAACTGAGAAAGTAGAACTATTAGCACCATCTGAAATAGGTTTAATTTCTGGAAAATTAGGATATACATATCTAACAATTGCACTTTCAACGTTAGTTCTTATCCTAATTAATTTTTTAGTTGAAAAAATACGGTTCATTTGATGTTTAGCCAATTTATAATCTTCCCATGATTTGAACTCTAAGAAGAAGTTAGCAACTATCTGATATTTTCCGATAGTCGAGTATTGGAACTGGCTACCGTCTGTACCACTAATTTCTAAAAACTGATTAGTAGTAACTGGTGTAGAATCATCACCTAAGAAATGCAAGCCTTGAACTTTATCACAAATATCAAATTCATCTTGATTGCCAATTTTTAAATAAAGTTTCTCCAAAAATTATCACCTCACATATTCATATAATTACTAATAGTTTGGTCTCTAAACATATCTTGATAGAACTTGTTTTTATCAAATTTAGGATTCAAGTTCATTGCTTTAATAGCATTGACTTGTTCAGCACTTAAACCTGCGATTTGTCCTAATAAACTGATAACAGTATCAAATTTTCTTTCTAAATTTGATAAGTCTGTATTATCTTGCTTACCACCGCTTAAAACAACATTTCCAGCTGATAGACCATATTTATCTCGAACTTGAGCTAAAATTTGCATTGCTCTAGTACGATTTGTTAATGGAATGATTGCTTCTGGTCTGTTGCCTTCTGCAATATGAGCAATTTGCTCTTGAGTGACAAAACCACCATTAGCGTACCAGTTGTGAGTTTGCCAAAAATGCTTAGCATTAGATGCATTGCCATATCTTCCTTTAACGTAAGAATACATCCATTTCAATTGTGTAATTGGATTTGTTTTCCAGTCTTTACCAGCACTAGCCATCTTATTTCCTGGTAGTGACTGTGGTAAACCATAAGCACCAGAATCAGGGTTAGTTGCGTTTACTCTCCAACCAGATTCATGATTAATAATCCAGTTCAAATCTTCATACCAAGATTTAGGAATAACAGCTTGTTCCATCCAATGCTTATGACTACCTGTTGGTTTAGGACTTGTTGAATTGGAATCTCCTTCATCTTCGTTAGAGTCTATCCATTTCTTGATTTCCTTAACAATACCATTCTTGATGTTCTTGATAATGAATGAGCCTAAACCCTTAGCGGTATCTATTGCAAATTGAACACTTTTTCCAATCTTTAATGAGCCAGAAAAAGCACTTTCTAAAGCTTCAATAGGATGTGAAACAATGTTTTTAGCTAATTTAACACCGTCTGAAACATCATCCCATAACTTGCTAGCTCCAGACTTAATACCATTCCAAATTGAACCAAAACTAATAGTTCCTTTAGCGTAATAGTGCATATCTGAATAGTTTGCTAATCCTAAACGTTCAGTATCATCACCATTAATAACGTGAGAACCTTTAGGCAAGATTGTCGTTACATTCATTCCTTTGAACATACCAACTTGACCGTTAGGATATACAATTGCTTCACGTTTCCCACCGTCATTAACCATTGCTAACTGCGTTTCTGGTAAACCATTAGGATAATATCTTGTAGTACCAGTAGCCCACTTAACTGTTGGAATATGTCCAATCTTCTTTACACCGAACTTGGTTATCAACCAGTCAACACCATCAATACCAGTATTGATAATACCAATAATTGCATTAATGACACCACCAAAAGCTGATACAAACGTCTTTATTATTCCAAAAAATGTGTCCTTAATACCTTGCCAGAGTAATTTCCAATTACCAGTAAATATACCGGCAAAAATTTCAAGTAATCCACCGATTATCTGAAAAACATTTTTTAGAATATTTTCAATGCTAATCCATACTGAACTGAAAACATTCTTAATTAAATCTAATGCAGCAGATATAACAACTTGAATACTCTTCATTGCAACAGATATAGCAGTTAGAATTAATGTAAATTTGCTAACAACTTTAACTAAAATAAAATCAAAAATATTTACAAATGCTTGCATGATATTTTTACCGTATTTATTGAAATAACTACTCATTCCTTTTATTAGAGTCTTAAATCCACCACCAATCTTATTGAAAATTGGTGAAATGACACTCCAAATAGATTTAAATACGCCCACTATTGCAGACTTCATTAAATTAAAATCTGTACGGATTATCTTAGTAATAGTTGAGATATAGGTAACTGCAGATTTGGGGAAAATTCTATTTAATAAGTTTTCTCCCCTTGCATTATCTCCTTTGAATAAAGCAAATAGTCCATTAAAAGCCATTTTAATAGTATTAACGGTTGAAACTATTTTTTGAGCTGAACCTTTTGGTAGTAAATTATTCAAACTATCAAATGCTTTAGCTGACTTTTTATCTCCAGTGTTTGAAGTAAACAAATTAAAGATATCTTTAGTAATAGTTTTAGCACCGCTAATTGTTTTCTTTATACCATTAATTGTTGTACGTAAATTTTCTCCAAATTGATTAATTTCAACTAATTGATCGTGAGAGAAAATTTTACTCAAGTTCATATTAGCTTGAGCTTTATTTTTACTTTTATTATCTGAACTTAATACAGTCCAAATATCTTTAACAACATTTTTTACTTTATCAAACTCTTTTTTTACAGTAGTGCCTATTCCATTAACAAAATCCCTAAACGGTTTTATTTTTTGATATGCAACAACAAAAGCAGTTCCTAAAGCTACCACTGCAGCAATTCCTATTGTTATAGGATTAGTTAGCATTCCCACAACACTAAAACCACTCATAACTTCTTTTATTTTTTTAGCTATTGACAATCCAGTTATTAATTTTTTAATCGAACCTATTGCAGTAATCATAGAACCAACCGCTACCAATAATGGTCCAATAGCAACAGCCAATAAGGTTATACCAGCTATTGTTGATTTAATAGGTTTTGGCAATTGGCCTATCCATTGAAAGAATTTAGACAATGATGCTGCTATCTTAGATAAAGGTGGTAATAGTACTTCAGATAAACTCATTCCCATGTTAGCAGCAGATTGTTTAAATATCTTCATCTGGTTTTGAGCTGATTTTAAGTTCTTTTCAGACAATGCACCAACATAATTTTTTTTAGGAGCTTCTCTAACTTTCTTGTTTAACTCATCAAGTTCTTTAACATGTTGAGATAAAATAATACCAGCTTGCTGTCCTGTTGTTCCAAACAAACTCTTGAATATTGATGCTTTTTCTGGAGACTCTTTACCTTTCATCTTACCGTTAATTGCTTCAAAAATTGCAGATAAACTCTTTAAATTACCTTGAGCGTCTACCAAATCTTTCTTTTTCAATCCTAGTTTCCCAAGAACTGAATTTTTAGAATCAATGTCTTTAACACCAGTAACTAAATTATTAATAACTTGTCTTAGTCCAGTACCAGCTTTATCAGCTTCCAAACCATTGTTAGATAGAATACCCATAGCACTGGCAGTTTCAGACAATTCAATTTTGGCTGTTTTAGCAGTTGAGCCAACATAAGACATACCAACACCAATATCAGTAAATCCAGTTGACGTTAAATCAGCTGCATAAGCCAGTTCATTGGTTACTGTTTTAGTATTTTTTAGCATTCCAGAAGTGCTATTAACTTTCATACCAAAAGCTTCTAAAACTTGTGATGAAACATTAACAACGTCGTTGAAATCATCGCCACTAGCGACTGATGCTTGAAGTTCTGATTTCATAGCACCTAAAGCTTGGTTTGTAGTATAACCACGCTTAATCAATTCTTTGTATCCATCGCCAATTTTATTAACAGATACACCATATTGGTTAGAGTACTGAGTAGCGTCTTTTTGTATTCTTGATACATTTCTAGTAGCTTCTTCTACACTTTCTCCACCAGTTACAGCTAAGTTTTTGATTTCATTCAAAGTATTTTTGAACTCAGATAAACTACTTATTGACGTTTTTAGGCCTGCAGCTAAACCTAAACCAGCAATCGTTGAAAAACCTGTTAATTTTTGCCCTGCATCCTTTACGCTATTACCTACAGATTTATATTGGTTAGCTAGTTTCTGAGTTGAATCTTTAGCTTGTGCTTGAGCAGTAGTCATATTCTTATACTTGGAATTCATGCTGTCATAGCTAGCTTGTGATTGCTGAATCTTAGCATTCAACTCAGCAACTTTTACTTTTTGTTCCTGGGTTTCTCTAGCGTCAGCGCCTTTAACATTAACTAATTCTTTTAATTTAGCTTTTTCATCATCAAGAATACGATTATATTGCTGAATCTCTTCTTTCAAACTACGATATTTAACTAAATTAGCTTCATTAGTTTTACCTTGTGCTTGTAAGCCAGTAATGCTAGCGGTGGTTGTTTTTTGCAATGTTTCTAAGGAATCTTTATAAGTATCAGTTCCTCTTTTAGCTTCATTCATCGCAACTTTAGCGTCATTTAATTGACGTCTATAGTTTTCTTGAACTCTGACAGCATCGTTAATTTTAGAAGCGGTACGCATTGCAGCATTAGAATATTCGCCTTGAGTTCTAACTTGATTTTGGTAAGTTTCTCTTAATGAATCAATTTTACGTTGATTAACGTCCATTACTTTAGTCAAACTATCAACTTTCGCACTAGCTTTTTCATAAGCTGTACCAGTTGAAGATAATTCAGCAATGTTAGCACGCATTTCAGACTTAGCTAATCTAAATTGATTTTGAATCGACTTTAAGCCATCTGTAAACTTAGCAGCTTCCAAACCTAAAGAAACCACCATTGAACCAATAGGACGTCCTACTGCCATATGTACTCCTCCTCTCTAAAATTGATTGTAGAATTCCTCAGCACTCAATTTATTATTACTTTCAGATTGACGTTCTAAATATTTAAAAAATGCTTCACTATCCATATCTTCAATATCTTGGAATGGAATACCATTTTCTAACAATTGTTTAGTTATATCATCTAAAGTTTCAAGTGCTTCGGACGATGTTATTTTTTTGAGTTGTCTTTATTAACTCCACCCATCGCATTGCTCATGATATTTCGTAATGTTTCAACACCATCTTGTAAATCTAAGCCATTATAAATAGCTTCTTTAGTAACATTAGGATTGTTAAATAAATCAACTACAATATCAATCATTGGCTCTAACATGCCAACTTCATTTTCTCCAGATAAAGAAACAAATTTTTTTTCTTCTGATTTTGTCAAAACGACACCATTAGTTAATTTATCTTCTAAAATACGTAAGCGTGCTGATTTCTCTTCAATGTCTTTGTTAAAATCAAGAATTTTTTTAATTTTTCCAAAGTTGATCTTACGTTGTTCATAGTAATTTACCTTATCTGTTTCTGGATCATATAGTTTAATTGAAATCATTAGTGACTACCTCCATCAGGAGATAATACTGGATTTGTTACTGCATTTTCTGTAATAGTATTAACAGCTTTAAATCCAGGGAACATCTTAGCTACAAAAGTTTCAAATGTAGCTCCAGATGTTTCGGAACCCTTAGCTTTAACTAATTTATCTGAACGTCTAGTGATTGCAGAACCAGAAATTGCTACATTGTTAGGTGTTTTACCTTTATCTTCTGATGTCTTCAAATCATCAGCGTCAACTGTAGCAAACTTAGCTTTAGCAATACCAATCCACATTTTTTTGCCTTGTAGGTCTTCTGCTTCAGCAATAACAGCACAATATGGTTGTGTTACTGTTGAGTAAGTTTCTAAAATCCCATTGTCTAACTTATCGCCTAATACTTCTGTTGCTACATCACTAGGTAATTCAACGGCTGTAATTTCAACTTTACCAGTACCTGTACCAGCATCAGATACATAATAAGCAATGTTTGAGCCATAAACAGTGTTAGATTGACCTTGAAAGCCACTTGTTTTAAGTTCTACAGCACCACCAGAATTACCATCAATAGCAACTACTTTTGTTACTTGTTCTTTGTCGTCCATGATACCGAACAAAATACGATTGAAACCAACCGTACCAATTGCAAATTTATTATCTGCCATAATTTATAACCTCACTTTATTATTTGATATCGTCTTACACGCAAATGCAAAACTTGAAAATCATACTCATAATTTGTGCTAAAATCAGTAAAATACACTTCAAAATCGTTGTTTTTTAGTGCTTTCTCTACTAAATTTGTTAATTTTTCGCCTGTTTTATTGTCTTTTACGTAAATATCTATCTGACTTTCAGATAATTCTCCACGTTTAAAGTTACTAGCATAATCAAAGGGACTATTGCCTAAGAAAGTAATTTGAGCAAAGGGTAACTTCTTACTTTCTAAAATCGTTTGTGGAATTTCACGCATAATAAACGTATTTGTATTATCAAATTCATCTAAAGTCTTTATGATATTTCCTACATCAATAGCGCTAATTCTCATAGACCTAATTCACTCCTAATCACGCTGGAAATCTTACTTTCATATTCTTCTTTTGAAGAATCTATCGCTCTTTCAATAAATGGATTAGCTTTCTGATTAACAGTCCCTAATTCAACAAAATGGACACGCCAGTAGGTATCTTCTCCGAACCCAACATTGACGTGTCCATACTGGTCTACCCCACTGACTTGAATATCATCTTTCATATGCTTGAAAGTTGTTTTCTTGCCAGTTTTCTTATCCATTTGTCTTTGAGCTTTCCACGATCTATCAGAAACATTTTCATAAGGTGTTTGTGCTTTTAGTTCTTCAGCAAATATAGGAGCAGATTCTCTAACGGCTTTGTTACTAATTCTTTTTGCTTTATTTCCTAATTTTTGCAATTCAGAAGTGATATTATCATCAATCGAAAAACTCATTAAAACACCACCTATTCCAACGATTTTTGGCAAATAATTACGTCCCACATCTTATATTGAGTGTCAATGTTGAAATTATTAATCTTGTAACGTTCATTGTTATGGATTAACTCCATATCAGTTGTAATTTTAGGCTCGTTTTGGAATCTATGTCTGATTACAAATTGTGCTGATGTTGATAACGTGGATAAGTTTTTTTCAACGTCATTAGCATTTTTGCTTCTCAGCATCGCAAACAACATTGGATAAATTATTTCATCTTCTGTTGCTATTTCATCACCATATTCATCAACTTTCGGAACTCTTGGACGTACAATCTTAATGATTTCTGTTAAATCTCCAGTTTCAGCTATCATTTTCATCACTCATTTCTTGTTTTTGAGCATAAATTCGATATTTAGGCTTTAATTGTAGAATTATCTCATTAACACCATACAAAATAGGAACTTCGCCTTTCTGAGTTGTAGCAGAACGAGTTTTAAAATAATGGTCTGCTAATTGAATAACTGCTAAATCATATAAATAGTTATCAGCATAGAAATCTAGATACTTAGTACCAATAGAATTTTGTACTTTAGATTCAGCAGCGTTCAAACATAGCGTTAGAACATCATCAAATACATTACTATCAATCGCTATTGCTCGTTTAAATTGGTCCAAGTCCATCATCTACACCACCTAACCAACTAATTTTAATAAATCAGCTTTAGCGGCGTTGGATGAGTAACTAATACTATGAGCATCTAAATATGCTTTGATTTCAGTTACTGTATTAGCATCAGTTGGTTTTACATCTCCACTAGGGTCAAATTTGGCAACCCCACTATCAGGTCCAACAATTGAACCACTGTCAACTGATCCATTGCCTGAACCTTGTGGGGGAACTATTTTGACGCTACATCAGCAATACGGAATGCACTAGCTAGTAAAATCTTGTGATCAAACCATGCTGTTAGTTGAAAGTTGTTTACACCCTTGTCGTAATCTTTCCATTGTTCGTACAAGGCAGAAGAAATTTCGTAATTTAGTTGAGCATATTTAAAGTTACCAACAACTGGTTTTTTTGCCAATTCAGTAAAACGAACTGGGTAACCCAAGATTTCTTCAGGAGCCTTACCAAACAACGATACGGCACCGTTAGATAATTCTTTAATCATCTTCAAGTAATCTGGTCGTGTCATATAAACTTTAATATCGGATTGAAATTCATCTGCAATATCTCCTGCAGCTTGTGTAATAGCGTCAAATAAAGTTGAACCAGATACTTTCTTAATGTTGTTTTGAGTTGAGTAGAAACTCATTTCTTCTTCACCAGGTTTTGCTGTTTCAGCAAAAGCCACTTTCTTTTCTTTACGTGCCAAACCAGCTTGTAATTGAGCATTTACATGTTCTACTAAGTTTGTATCAGTACCATTCAAGATTGCTTCAGAAATAGCTACTTTAAGTTTTGTCTTATTACGTCCAAACTTAACTGTATCGCCTTTTAATCCAATTTCCTTAGCTACTTCTTGGTCGTTTACAAATGAGTCATCATCAATTGTCACATCAATACGTGGACGTTCCAAATTCGTCACTGCCGTTACCAATTCGTCATCACGTAATGGATTAGTGTCAGTTGGTTCAGCAATGATGTCATTTGCAATTGTTACTGGTAACAATTTAGAACCATGAGTTGTTGAGTCGTCATCACCTAATACTTGCTTGTAGTCAGAAGATAACTTTTGGCCACGGTAAAATTCAGCCTTAGCATGAATTAATTTTTCTTCTGCTGTCATAGTAGGTGTTTTTGTTTTTGTGAATTTAGCACGTTGTTCAGCTTCTTCACGCCCTACTTGTTCTTTTAACATGTTATAACGTTTCTCTAAAGATTCTGATTGTTCTTGTAATTGCATTAAATCCTTATCAGCAACTGTCGGATCTCCTGCTTTCATTGCAATTTCTTCATTAACTTTCTTTAATTGTGAACCTAAAGTTCCTAAATTTTGTTTCTTTTCATAAAGTGTAACTGTCATAATGTAACTCCTCCTAATGTATTATTCACATAATCAATTTTTTCTTTTGCTTTGACAATTAGTCGCTCTCGGTTAATCGAATTACCTGGAGCAGATTGTTTAATTAATTGATTTGGAACGTGTTTATAACGTTCTAAAAACTCGCCTGGTAAACTAGCAACTGCTTTATTTGATTCCAAAACTTCATCAGCTAAACCATAATCAACAGCTTCTTGAGCTGATAACCATGTTTCTTCATCTAGCAATTTGACTAATGTTTCTTCATCAATCTTCCCGTTTGATTTAGATAAATAAGTTTTAACACTTGCTTGAGCAATACGGTCTAAATCATCTGCTTGTTTTCGTAATTCTTTTGAATTACCCATTGCAACCGCCCACGGATTATGAATCATTAGCATTGAGTTTTCAGGCATAAAAATAGTGTCACCACTCATAGCAATGACACTTGCAATTGATGCTGCTAAACCATCAATATAAACATTGACGTTTGCTTTGTGCATTTTCAGCATATTGTGAATTGCTATTCCTTCAAATACACTTCCACCAGGCGAATTAATATGTAAATTAATAGTCTTTACATCGCCTAAATCATCTAAATCATCTTTAAACGACGTGGCAGAAACTTCTTCGTCATACCATTTGTCAGAAATAATTTCTCCATAAATTGCAATTTCGCCAACGTTATCTTGAGTTTTGCTCATTTCCCAATACTTGATTGGTTTCTTCAGTTTTGGTTCCATTACCATTTGAACTCACCCCCTTTCGTTGTGCTGGGTCCATATCTAAAGGATATAAGTCACCAGATACGAATAATTTATCTGCAAACTCGTCTTTAGATAGTGGCAAATCTTCCAACGCTCTAATATCATTAGTTGTTAAGATACCAGAACGTCTTAATGCTTGATAATATGCTGTACGTGCTTGAACATTACCACGCAACAAACTATTAACATTGAATTTAAAATACATTCCAGCTTTTCTTTGTTCTTCTGTTAATAATTTATTAGTTAATTCTTGTTCATATTGTCTAGCAATTGGAATTAATGTTCTTTGTACAAATTGACTCATCAAATCTTCGTTATTAGTAACAGTAGATTGATTTAAAAATGCTAAAGGAACATTAAAAGCGTTAGCTATTCTTGTATCAGTTATCTTTTCAGTATTAATTAAATCACCAGATAAGAATTCTCTAGGTAGTTGACTGATTTCAACGCCAGGTTCTTCAAACAAAACACCACCGTTGTCTCTAATGAAAGCTCTAAAATTATCAATAACATCTTTTCTACTCTCATCATCAACATTTGAACCGTAAGTAACCTTAAAACTATCCACCTTAGACATTTCAGATAAACTGAATTTCTGTACCGCTAAATCGAAATCTAAGGCATTTTTAAGCACGTCTAGTGGGCTTATACCTAATAACCTTGTTGACCCTGAAATGTGCTTTAAATGTAAAATATTGGCCTCTGAGACAAGTATATTTTCATTACTACCTGTTATCTTATACCAAATTGAATTATCATCTTGGTTTTGCATAACTGTCACACAAGTTGGAGATACTGGATATAAATTAACTGGTTGCCAGTATTCATCCCTTTCAATCAACACATAAGCATTACCGTATTCATTACGGTCTGTTTCTAACTTTTGGATAAAAGAAAAAGAAGTCATGGACGGATTAGGATGGTATTTTATTTCCATCGCTAAATCACTGTCTGTAACTTCTTCATAGTTCTTATATAGTTTTAGTGGCATACTAGCCATTGCATTAGATAACTGAGTAATTACTGAAAATACCGTCTCGTTAGTTTGTAATGTTGAACCAGATAAACTAATTGGGAAAGGATTACCTGTTTTCAAACTAACTGGTCCACTAGCTTTTTTATTTCCAGTAACTAAACTCTTTATTCTATTCCAAAACCCCAAGTCATCACCTCCTTATCTTAGACTGACAAATTTTATTCTAGCTTTCTTTTCTTTGACGTTTAGGTTTTCCCATAACGATTCATGAGCATTTAATAATGCTGCAAAACCGTCAATTTTACGATTACGTGATTGTTTAGTTGGCATCCAGTTATTATTTCTATCTGTTACCAACTTGACATTATTCAAGTACCATCTAAACATCAAATTATTATTAGTTACTACCTTACCGTCTAGCAACAATTCTTTTATATTCTGCATTGGTCCACCTAAAGTAATAAAGCCCTGTTTAACAACTTTAGTATTAAAGCCGTGCTGTTGTAATGCTTGATTTAAAAACAACGCTTTGTTAGGGTCATAATTAATTTGTTGAATTTTATATTTTTTAGCTTGCTCAACAAACCAATTATAAACATATTCATAATTAACGTATTCTCCAGGAACAATTGTTAAATATCCAGCTTTTTCCCACTCTTTCAAGCGTTCAGGATTCTTATCAATTCTGACCCTTTCTTCTGGTACAAATGATTGCATTTTCCAAAAAATTGAACCGTCATCTAACTTAAATTCTAAACCAGTAGCAGTAAAGTCTTGTGTTTCTGATAAGTCATATCCACCTATACATGAACGTCCTAACAATGTATCTTCATCAATTATACGTTTGTTTTTATTAATAGTTTCAATTGTTACAAATGATAATTCATCAGTAGAACTAAAAATATTAAACTGTTTTGTCAGCCAAGTAGCATATTCAGCAGGAGTTCTTTTATCCTTAATGTAGTCAGATATCAAGTTTACTGTATCCATTAAGCAAAGATTAGGATTAGCTTTAATCCATAGTTCAGGATCATCACTTTCTTCAACTTTATCTAAACTAGCCAAGTAATAGAATGTTCTTTCGTCGATATGAGCGTCATAATCTGATAAAGCTTCTTTTCCGTTGTCTATAAAGTCCATTAAAGGACCATCTAAAACATATCCAGCAGTTGAAATATACATGATTAATGGTTGTAATCTAGCACCCCTGGCTTGCTTCATTGCTGAAATTAAGAAATAATCTTTATATTCATGAATTTCATCAAATACGGCAAAGTGAACATTTTCTCCGTCTTTGTTGTTCTTTTCAGTAGACATAGGAACGATTGTAGAATTTGTTTTTGGAAATCTTATTTCAGAACGTGTTGTAACAAATCGTTTATCTAAATAAGGGCTAGCTTCAATCATTGCTTTAGATTCATCGTATAATTTTCTAGCTTGAGATTGAGCATTTGCCAAAAAATAAATATTAGCGCCACGTTCTCCGTCAAACCCTGCCATATAATCAGCTAAGCCAGACTCTAATGTTGTTTTACCATTTTTACGACCAACAAAAACAACTCCTTCACGGAATCGTCTTAGACCTGTATCACGATGTACCCAACCAAACATTGAACCAACAATAAAATGTTGCCAGGGTTGTAAAATCAATTGAGCATTGACTGACTTTGACGGTTTACATTTTTTCTCAATAAACCTAATAGGTCTATGTGCTTTTTCTTCATCGAATACCCAAGGAAAATCTTCGTCGCCTTGTCGTTCCAAATCTCTCAAGTGACGTTTGCACGCTAAAATAACATTTTTACTAGCTGGAATATCACCTTCAACAACCATTTTAGCGTAATATGTTGTTAAAACTACTGGAGATGGTTTATCCAGATAAGCCCAACCCAACATTGACGCTCTGTAATCATTCCACCATTTTTCCAACTGAGTTTGTTTATATTGTAAAATTTTAGAAGTCATCGTCATCATCACTTTCTTCATCTAAGTGAATTGCTAACGACGCTCTAGCAGAAGGAGTTAATCCAAGCATGTTAGCATATTTAGTTAATGCTGCTGACGCATTTCTCTTTTCACGAATTAAAGGATTAACCCTACCGTCAATCATGTTGCCTGTCTTTCTAATCTTACGTTTATAGGACAAATAATCATAATAGGTATCACAATAAACAGCTAGAATATCCACGTCTACATCAGATAATATTCCAGTTGGTTTCATCAACTCTACAATCCGTTTGAAATTCTTTTTTGCTCCAGGTTCTAGCCAAGATGGAGCTTTTAAATTATTAGATGAAATTTTTAGTTTTTCTTCGTTCTTTTTTCGTTTATAAATTTCTTTTTTTGTTAAGTTGTTAGGGTTTCCTTCATATAGGTGCATCATTGCACTTTTGGCTGCTTGTGGCATAAAAATTAACTCCTTTCTTCCAGATTTTGAATTACTTTTTTGATTGAAAAACGAATTTATCGTAAACGAAAGTCATCACCGTTGATTTAATAACGTTTCTAGCGTTTTTCTGACCTAGGGGGGACTATAATTTAAAGTCTGGATTTGCTTTAAACACAAATACTTCACGTTTCTTTTCTTTCAGTTTTTTGTATTTGTCTTTATCTCCACTAGGTTTTTCTCTATGTTCTTGGTTGTGATGTTCCAAGCAGATAGTTTCTAGATTTTCTAATTTTAATCGTTTATTAAAATCATCTTTAATAGGAACGATATGATGAACTGTATTAGCTGTTCTAACTATTCCTTGCCTCAAACACTCTTGACATAGATAGTGATCTCTAGTCAGTGCTTGCTTACGTGCTAACTTCCAAGCCTTGCTATGATAGAACTTGATGTACTTATCTTCATACATGTTAATCTACCCACTTAACTGTAGCATGGTAATTAATATCTTTACCTTTTAATTGATTGTAATCCATAGCTTTCAAGGACTCTTCTACCTTAGATTTAGATACAGTAATCAAAGCATTAACATACTTCCCATTGCTTGCTGTTGTATGAGTAACTTCAAATGGTAATGCATCTAATCCTTTCATCACTTCATCGAATTCTCTTTCGTCCATCAGCACAACTCTTTGAGCCAAGTCAATCACTATCCTTTCCAAACAAAAAAGCTAGAGAACTTAAGAAGTAACATCAAATACTTCAAGAACTCTAGTCTTAAAATAAACAAATAAAAATTAAAGTTAATAGATATAAACAATATCTCATGTACTAATTAATAAAAGGTCGGATGATTTCTTCTAGACAATTATCATCATACACATCATAGCATGGATATACCGACTTGTCACCGACATCTTACCGACATTGACCTGACATTCAACCGACATAACACTGACACGCTACCGACATTCAACCGACATTATACCGTCAACATATAATCGTTCTATCTGTCTATCTGAATAAGACAATTCATCAGCAATATCATTCAAACTATATCGTTCTAAAAAATAAAAATCTAAGACTGTAGCTTCTAATTGATTATCTAAGTCTAATAACTTTTCTGCAATCTCATTTCTAATATCAATTGATTCACTTACCATTTCATCAATTTTATTTTCAAGATATTCCTTTTGAGCTAAAACGTCATCTAAGGTTTTTTTAACTGAGCTAGAAGGTTCAGATGAATAAGATACACCCTTTAAATCATAACGTTCGTTGAGTCTATTTAATTTGTCTTTCAATCTATCTATCTTCGTATGTATTTTTCGATATCGCATTAAATAAGCTTTATTATGCTTAAATTCATTGTCTATACTCATTCAAATTAAACCTCACTTAAAATTTTTTTATCTTTGTAACAGATGTAACAGATTGTAACAGATTAACTTTTTCGATCTGTTACACTTAAAACCTTATTATACCAACGTTTGTAAGCCCTATTTTTGAAGTGTAACAGATGTAACAGATAAAATGAACTTCTTATATATTTTTTAAAAATAGAAATGGAATATATTAATTATTTAATACTATTATATTATATATAATAAAAAATATATAATATAGGGCGACTCAAACTCGTTACATCTGTTACAAAATCGCCAAACCCCTTGAGCCACAAGGGATACAGCTGTAACAGATGACCTTTTTTATCTGTTACAACTCGTTACAACCTGTTACATGTTGATTTATAAAGTTCATTGCATTTTACAACAACTGATAAATAAAATATTTTAAGTAAAGTGTAACAGATGTAACAGATTATTTTTCAAGTTCACAAAATCTTCACAATTTTTGAAATACGTAAAATTTTTTATTTATGTTATTTCGTTGTGATTTAAAATTATATTCAACGATTAACTAGAATCATTTGTGTTTGATTTGATCTATTACCGATCACGTTAATCTATTAATTTTTTCTATCAATATTATTTATTGACAAAATTTTTATCCGATTTTATTAACTTCCTTATCATATAATTCCTTTAATACATCTTTCCTACCATCTTTGTAACCACGATCGTATTCTTCATGTTCGTCTGGATAAGAACCATTTTTCCAGTCAGTTACTAAATCTGGAATATTTGTACCTAGAAATTTAGCTATCTCTTCTAATTTCTGAATAGATGTGTTTGCATCCGAATTGTAAATAATTTTCTGATGTCCAACTTCTTTATATAAAGATTCTTTGGTTAGTTTCTCTTTGTTTAGAATGTAGTTAATATTTTCATGAACCACTTGAGTTATTGGTCTTGATTTGTACATTAATACCACTCCTTATAAACTTCTAATTGTATTGATTAATTGTTCTTGCTTACCTTTCCATTGACGCTTGGTTTTCCGATAATCAAAATGACCGTGATGTTTGTGGAGTTTTCCAGTTTCTTTTAACCCTAATTCACGCTTACGAATCGTCCACGTTAAACCAGTTTTGACATCTCGAACGGTTGCAGTATTTTCATAAATAGCTAATACTTCGACTTCTCTATGTTTGTAACCAAAAGGATCTTCAACGTTAAAAAATACCTTACCTTTATATTTGTAAAAATCAGTTTTGTTTATCATATTCATACCTTCTCAATTTTAAGTTTGTATACTTTGTTAATTTTGATGAACTCGATTTTTAGATTTAATTAGTTTCATCATCAAACTTACTTCGATCTGCAATAACATTATTTTGATAAAACAAGGTGCCTTCAGAACTTGTTAATTTGCAGTATTCATACCGTCTACCCCATATTTTGTTATATGGCACTTCTTCGTTATTTTCATCAAAATATTTAATCGTATGGATCCATTGCCCTCTCCAACATTTAAAATGAACTTTCAAACCGTCCTTAAATAATATTTCGCCTTCTGTATCAAAATTCATACTTACACCACCCAACTTAAAACCATTAGCATTGTCATACAAACAATTATTGTGATAGTGACGTAACCTACACTTGTTATTAGTTCTAAAAGCCTAACTTTATCTTCATACTCAATCAAATACACAAAGTAGCTTGAAATCATAAACGTTATTCCCAGTATAATCATTCCATTAATAATTAATTCTTTCATTATCTTTCACCCTCAAAAATTATCATCATGAATGTTCGCTATCACAGACACTTTAACTTGTGTTTCTGCTTCTATATGATTTTTAGCTCTGACAATCATGTTGTGTAATTTGTCGTTAATAAAATATTCAACTAAATATAATTTCATCTAATCAATCCTTTCTTTCTCTTATATTTCTAGCTAGCTAAAGCCTTGCCACGCTCTCAAAAACGTGTGACCGACTCAAATCTTGCGGATACAAGGTGGATAGTTACAGACTGTACGAAGAACATGTTACGGAGGTTTTTCTCCTCTCAATTTATTTGTCTGTAACTTGTGTATTTAAAAGATTAAGTAAGTTTTATAAACCCTAATTTTTGGCAATAAATTTGCTTAGTTGCTACGGTATAAAATAATGGGAAAGAGAAATTCACCTACCTTTTCTAATAAATTTTGTGTTTTGTAGCTCCCTTGCATCTTTACTGCCTATGACTTAACGTCCTTTTACAAACGCTAAGCCTATACTATTTATGTCGTTATTTGTCCTTGTATTTCTTTTGCTTTCTTTTTTAAATTCATATTTTCATCTCAATTTTAGGAACATATCCAATAAAATTAGAATCATCTATTCTAAATTTTGCTTTATATTTTTTATTTTTATCTTCATCAAAATAATATATTTGAAGCCATTTACCACTCTCATTAAAAACTGAAACTCGCTCAAATTTAATTTTCTTACCTTTTAAAAATACTATTACACTTATCGTGTATAACGAACTAAGGCTTGAGTTTTTCATTGCTTTACGCTTCTTGCTAATTACTAATTCATCTATTTTCTTACAAATTTTATTAAATACTTTTTCATTAATCTTTATCATTTGACTCAATTCTCCAAATCGTTGCAAATCAATCTAACTCGATTCTGCTTATATGTTTCATAACAATACTTAAAATCTTTCCGATTTCTCTAAAATCTTCAAATTTGAGATAGGCATAGTCTTCAATTTCCCAGTTATCCCTATCGTATCTTGTGATAGTTATAATTTGTTCTTTGTAGTAAATTCTCAGCTTATCTAAAAGTGTTTCATCAAATTTATCGTCATCATCGTAATTACCTTTAAGATCTACGGCATCGATTCTAAGACCTTCAATAGAGCCATAATCATCTGGATATTTTCTATTTAATTCCTTAAACATGCTTAAAAAGTTTTCGTTCATAGTTATACTTTCCTTTCTAACCAATTTTTCTTAAATGCTTTCCTACAATCGCAACAGCTTTAGTGATAATATCTAAGTCTTCGTATCTGACTACAAAAAATCTAATTGAACATTTATAAATGTAATTTGGATAAACAGAAACTGTATTCCCGTTGTAAATAATTTGGATTTCTTCAACGATTTTTTCGTCAAAACCTGGTTCATCTTCATAAACCTTGCCGTTTTCATCAATTGCCAGTATGTACAATCCATGATTTACACGATCATAAATTTTAGGAAATTCATTCTTTAAATCCTTTATCATACTTTTCATATTTTCATTCATCCCAGTGAACCCCCAATAAATCAGCTACTTCTTGATTTTTAGGTAACTCAATTACTTCTGAAAATCCTAAATAATTAGGTGTATCATTTCTGATAAAAAATGCTCTAGTAGCTTTCCTTGATAAGCAATCACATTGAGTTATTGAACCATTCATTCCACGAATAGACATGTTAAAAATCAAAAATGGAATTGCTCTATTTG